TATATTCGAGTCGACGGTTGCGGACTCAATGCCCGCCTCCCTTTCGACAGACCATGGGCTAATTGCTTTGCGATTGTAAACCATAAGACCTTAAATTTATTGCAGGATCAAAGTAACGGCGGCCTCACAAGTACCTGTATCGCCAGACATAGCGACGGAAATACTCACTTGGTTATTAGCAACGCACGGAATAGCTACACCGGCTTGGAACGGGAGATTATTCACTCCCGTTGAAATTGGTGTACCGTCAGTTGTGTGACTTCCGAAATTTATAATTTCGCTTCCCTGAGAAAGTCCGTCACCTTCAACTTTTACGGCGTATGTGGTTGCATTATTGGCTGCGCCATCACTTGCGAAACTACAAATTATGCCCACAATATTCGATACGTTGGCGGGTAAAATAACGGCGCTCGTTGTCGACTGGCCATAAAGTCCCCCCAAAACTGTAAACGAATCTGCGGCGGTTACTTGTCCCTCACGGGTTCTGTAATATGCCATATTTGTTTATCCGGTTGTGAATGATATAGGGCCCAGTCTTCCAATTGATCTGGGCATATTCTTTAGCAAAAGCTTGACAACCAGTGTACCGGCTGCGGCTTTGACTAGGGCTTGCTTTCCTGATTGTGATGTCAACGCACCCGTCACGGCGTCCAACGCTCCGGCTATGTTTCCACCCATTGCCGCTTGAACGGCGGCGGGTCCTCCCATAGCACCGAAGATTGCCAGACCTCCGGCCGTTGAAACAACAGGAATTATAATCCTCTTTTTGTAGGATCTCTTTGTCCTTTGTCTCCTAACCATAAATTTAGACCTCAAAACAGCTACTTAAAGAGAAACTGAAGACGATACTTAGAGGGTAAATGCATATATTAGAGCTCTAAATGACCTTAATATGTATGAAATCTATGTTTTAGTGTTCTCAATCGCATTCTGGGGCCTGATTTATCAGTTTGTGATAATACCCAGAACGGCCGCCGCTAGCTTTAGAGTGTGGCGTAAGAAATTAAAGGAGGATCCCGAAATAATATTAGATGTGTGCGAACCCCTCCTAGATGAAATCGGTGAAATGATGTCCACCAACTTCCAAAGTTTCTGGGGTTCAATTAGTCAACTTGGAAAAAAGGCCGAAGGCCTTGATCCTAACGTAGCTATGAAGAAAGCCATAGCCAAGGGTGACCTATTCCAGATACTAGCCGAATATGTAGGGAATAAGGCCGGATTAGGGTCACTTCAAGGCCTAATACAGGCAAACCAAGAACCAAAACAGGATGAAAACCAAGGCTTAAGCAAGCTATAATAATAATAATTAATTAGTAAGTAATAGTAGTAGTAGTATGACGGCTTATTTTTTTTGTTAAAAAACCGTGTAGTATTAATATTACTTTCTATAATGGATAATATCGTGGGTAATCTGAGTTGGCGGTTGTTTTTATTAAAACGAATTACTTACTAATTAATTATATTAACCCATTCCGTATGCTAATATCATGGCTAGTGAGAAAAGGGGCGTAGGTCGACCGCCCACCCATGTCGACAAAGCAGGTAAGAAAATATTAACTGCTCCGATCTCGATTAACATTCCTATAAGAATGATAGATTGGATAGCAGAACAGAAACAGGAAAACCCTAAGTTCAATGTATCCAGATATATTGTTGACCTTATCCAGAAGTCAATGAATGAGGGGATGTGTCCTAATTGCTATGGTACCAATCTTCAAGAACGGGCAATTGGCTTATCTTGTGAGGATTGCACCGCGAAAAAAATGCAATCTGAAGGCGGTGTATTCAATAAGAACTTAGTTCATTATGTTTGTTACTATAATTGTGACAATTGTGGTACTCCCTTGGATTTATGGAATCCTGTATTATACTTTGGTGGAAGTGCAACCACAAAGGATACTAGAGGTTGTCAGGTCTGCGCCCGAGTACCTTTTGAAGAAGAGGTAGAAGAGCTGAGTGGGGAAATGTTAAAACGATTAGAAGAAGAAGAAGAAGAAGAAAAGGCCGAAATTGAATGGGAGAAGAAAAACTCATGAGCCGAAAGGTTAATTGTGGTTCCTGTCTGATTGAGATCCGTAATAATAAGTCAGGTCTGTGTAAAGACTGCTATCAGAAGAGCCCCCAACAGAAAGAACAGTATCAAAAGATGTCATTTAATGGGGTAAAAAGACAACAGGAAAGAAAGAATTTCAGTGACTGGAAAATCCTTAAGGATAAGAATAAGCTAATAGTGGATATCGAAACCAAAGTGACTGAACATCAGGCCTTTGTCTATAAGATAATCGCCGAAAGAATCAAAGAAGTCAAAGAAGACTTTCAAAGAAAGAGTTTCACTTATTGGAAGTTAAATGAGATTATCGAATTTTTAGAGGATTTCTCTCAAAAACATAGCGTTCAGGTCGATAGTAAGGGCAAAAAGTCAAGTCCTTGATACTATACTAACCCCTAAAGTGTGACAAAACTCTCGCCACCCAAAAACCTTTCAAAACCTCCTTTTGTCAATCCCTGCCTTTCAAGCCAGCTATCAATAGCGGAAAAATCAAAACCATCTTTGGAAACCCCTTCGTAGGCCAAAGAAAGCATCCCGCCAAGGGCAATTCCCGCGTTAGGATGCTTTAGGGCTGCCAGATCTCCCGCCGTACCGAGTAGGTCCGTTACTGTTCCCTGTTTCTGTATAGTTCTGCTAAGTGAGAAATAAGCTAATGATACAAAAGCAGTTTGTAGCGGGAGAACTTCAAGCAACCTGTCAAATCTTTCTTCATTCTTTTCTTTACATCGCGGACAATTATTCTTATTGTAGCCTTCAAGTTTACAATTAGAACACTTCATAATCTAATCTAAGCCTTTGGGCCTAGTTATACCTGTCCGTGACGGACCCACCAATTCAAAGCCCTCAGGTAATAATGGTCCGTACAAAAGGCTCCAAGGATCGTAGGTTTCTGAAAAGGGCGGTGTATATGGCATCGGCGTAAGACCAAGACCCGTAAAACCTCCCGTACCGGCTACACCTCCCAAAGTCCCACCAGCGCCTATTCCATCGCCAAAGATAGCTACTTCTAACTCTTTGGGAGTTACACCCTTGAATCCTAACAAACCCTCAGATTTAACCGTTATAGCCTCCTTTACGGGTGCCTTAGCAAGTTCGGTCATCAATCCTTTATAAACTAAATAGCCAAGACCGATAGTAGCGCCAACTTCCAAGACCTTCATTACCGCCTCTTCTTTTTGCCTAGTGGGGTTTTCCTGAATGCTACGCCCATCTTCTTTAGGTTCAACTTTCCGGATCGTAACACAAAGCGCGGTTTCTTACTGTTAGCTTTTACAAACTTATTCCAAGCTGACAGTTTACGCTTAGGAGATCTTCGCTCACGGATAGTTCGCCCTGCTTCCGTTGCATATAGTCCCCGTTGGGGTGTCATAAGTTTAGCTTCGGGTAAGTTCTCTTCAAACCATCGTGCGCCATCTTGAAACCCTTTAGCGTAATATTCACGTTCTGTCTTTGTGGGCATTATACCAATCTCATGAATGCTGTTTCGATTGTGGATATACCGCCACTGCTGTTAGTTATTGCAAATTGTAATAGTTTTTGGCCTTTAGCTCTCGAAGGCAAAGAAAAAATAGTCCATACGTCCGCAGTACATGTTTCGTTAGTATCATTTAAAAGGTCTGTGAATGCGTTATTTGTAGGGTCAGAGGCAATTCTTAAACCGTCGGCAGCGTCAACCGGAGTTAGATTAGCAAAACTTACAGTATTAGGTCCCATAACCGCTACTAGTTGATATTGTCCACCATTAGTGGGTTTTAGTCCTATTAGTAAGTCATTGTAACCACTCATATCCAAGGGCCACGTACCATCTGGGTTAGCCGTTGGTGTCAGGATCGTGCCACCATTAGCGATTTCTTCATCCCTGTATATTATAAATTGCTTATCGCTCGATACATTACCTCTCCAGAAACCCTTTTCATCGATGAAACCCGTGTCAACTACGGGTTGTAGATATTGGGGCACTTCTATATTCGAGTCGACGGTTGCGGACTCAATGCCCGCCTCCCTTTCGACAGACCATGGGCTAATTGCTTTGCGATTGTAAACCATAAGACCTTAAATTTAT